AACCTATTTACATTAAATATGTAAATCACATAATTCTAATTTTAAATTATTTAGATAAAGAGTTTTATCTACTGTCATCAGCAGAAGATGAAAAGAGAATTTATATAGCTCAATTACGTAGCAGTATTAATCATAAAGTAAGTCTGTTAATTGCCATTTTTGGTCTTAATATTGAAAATAATAAAACCTATGACTTAAGTAGACTTTCTAATCTCTTAAATAAATACAACTTCTTTGAGAGTGAGCTTTTTTTTGATGAGGCAATCTCGAAAGTCCATTATTTAGAAATGTATGTTACCGAGATCTTTAACAAAGAATACCGAAAAGCTGTAGAGTTTTATGTAGATGAAATGATTCGTGATCGTGAGAACTTTAACATCGATCTGAATACCCGGATGCAAAGAGCTACGTTCGCAATTCTGTGGTCTTACAACAATCCCTGCAAACAGCATTTACAGCAAAAATTCAACGAATTACCGCTACACATGAGAAATAATATTAATCTAAATATGGAAAAAGCTGATGCGGAAGTGTGTAAGTTTAATTCCGATCTGACTAGTTATGTAGGCTGGAGTCTTAATATTGCTGGTAAAAGACAGAGGGTAATCAAGAATGAAAAAGAGATAAGAAGACTAATAAAGATTTACTATAAATATAATTTAAATTCCCGATCTGCTGATATCTTATTAACTGATGGTCGTACCAATATTTTCTCTGAAAATATTGAAGGAAGCTTGTCAAAATATGCCTTATATAAGGCATATTTTGACCTCAATTCTAATCCGAGAAAAGACGAAGAGATTCACGCAATTGTAAACGAAGTTGAAAAAATGGTCGATAAATTCAAAGCAGAACTTAATTCATTCGGTTTTAATTAACCCAGCCAAAAAGGGCCGAAGCCCCTTTGAATTTTGCGCTGAAAAAAAAGTGTTGCTAGGATGTTAGCAAGCTATGGTTAAGAACGTCTGCCGTAATTGTCTATCACAGCGTTGAGCGGTCTGGTTTATGTTAGCGGAGTCTTAATCGAGTTGATTAAAAGGCCAAACCGCTCAACGCTGTGTCTGGCGGAGAGTAATGGAATCGAACCATCATCGCTTGCGCAATGGGACGGTTTTCAAGACCGCTTGAGCACCATGCTCCCTACTCTCCGGCCGTTGTGATAGCCGGTACTGAATCTCCGGCATACGGTGCAGCCAATTAGGACTACGGACGATCACCGCTCGCGAAAGGGAAGATTTGCGGCCGCATTTCCCTAACATCCAAGAAAGCTATCGCATCAGTCTGCGAATCCACCACAACGGTAAGATCACTACCTTTCGACCAGTCATTGTGCACATGAACGACGATTAACCGTAATGATCTTATCGTTGTATTGGTGCCGGTTAACGGACTCGAACCGCTGACATCCTGCTTACAAGGCAGGCGCTCTACCAACTGAGCTAAACCGGCAATTTGGTGGGGAGTGATGGAGTCGAACCACCCGAGTCGCAATGACAGTAGATTTACAGTCTACCCCGCTACCTCTACGGACTAACTCTCCTAAATTGGCGATGGTGGGTGGATTCGAACCACCGACCAGTTGGTTAACAGCCAACTGCTCTACCGCTGAGCTACACCATCAATTCGACACTGCCAGTATTTATTACTCAACAGTGCCAATCGCGACGGTTTAGTTTCTGCCAGGAAACGCACCGCTACTTGCACTTTTCGTTAGTGCCAGACGCTTTCGACTTCGCTCAATAGTAGGCAAAATCTTTAAGTAGATGATGTTTTTGAGGACAGCACCTACTTTGTAATTTATACAATGTGATGTATGGAATCATTTGTTGTGAAAACAGGCACCAATGGCAACAGTGGTTAAACCTACACAACAATCCTGTCTTCACAACGTTGAGGCCACTACTCCGATTGAATGTTTGCCCAACATGTTACATATCAACGCTCGCCGGTATCTCTGTGAATAGAACCTTAGAATTGATAAAAATGTAATGGCCTCAACGTTGTGTGCTGGCTAACCATACCAGCCGGGCTACGTCGCCGCTTTTTAACCCAGTATAAACGACATAATTGAACAAAATGACGTAACAGGATGGGCGGTCAGTGGCTAAGAATCCGGGAGTCATATGGAGTTGAAAATATACCAACCGCCCATTCTGTTACTTCATCGGAGGGAACATGAATGTTCCCTCCTGCGTTCTGCAATCACACTCGCTCAGTGTGTCCCATTTCGGTAACGAGGCTGGAAACTGACCTCGCTGGTGTTTGGCTTATTAGGCTACTGCCAGATAGACTTCTTCGTTTGCACTTGTATTTAAGTTCAAACAGTCGCGTCTCAACGAAAACAAAGTCATCTTATACATAAAAGATAAGTAAGTAAATACTTATCATGATGTTTTTATTCGGTTGTGACTTTTTTGATCAAGGCCACTCTACGACTAGGTGTTCTTGTGATGGTGGCAGTGAATCGTTTCGCCTGGATAGTAATGGTTTCGTTCTCCTTAAGTTGCCCGTAGCGAGTTTCCACCAGGGTGCCAAGACGCCACAGACCATCATCGATACGTTTATGACTAGCAAATTTAATCAGCAACAGTTTTACGACTAACTGACCTACGTAAAAGGCGAATGCGACTCCGGCCGCTAAGAAATAGGTGGCCAACCACCATTCCCAAGAAGTTAAATTGCTCATTTTTTCACCTTTGTTTCATGAACTACCCGATACACACGCTTTCCGATGCACAGTGTTTTGGTTTTAAGTTCCTGCTTAATTAAATCACGACAGATGCCGAAGCCGATAAGGAAGCCACCCATAAAAGCTAATGAGATGTATGGAATCATTTTAACACTCCTGATTCTACTAATTGCTGTAGCAATACTTTCCCTTTATCAGTTAACTGGTAGTTGGCCGAACACCACGTTTCAGAAACGTTTGCAACCAACCCTAAACGCTCTAACTTAGCTCGCGTTTTAGGCTTCCAGTACTCAGGGAACTCCGGCCACTTACTGATTTCATGAAGCGTTTCCTTCTCCCGTTTACTTAATACGATCATCCTTAATCTCCTTCTGGGTGTTGGTTATTTCTACAATGCGATAAATACGACCGCGTCTTTCTATAACACCGCTTTTAATGTAGTCATTGATGCAACTGGACATCACCACAATACCTATGAAAAAACCAACTGCTAAAAATGCAATCATCCAGCCGAGCATCATTCTTTATCTCCGATTCGATCTTCTGTATCGCGTAAGCAACGCGGCCATTTCAGTCGTGGGTGGCGTAAGCTGCCATCCGGCGTTTTCTCGTGACAATGAACCTCGACAATACGACCACGGTACTTCTCTTTGTTGTTCCAGATCTCGTCCAGATATTTATGCTTAATGCCGCTCGCACGAACAATCACACCGTTTTCAAGGCGAATAACAATTTTTCCAAGCGTGTTGGCAAAACCAGAGTCCGGGTCGCCCGGCTCAAAGTCGATAATTTCACCATCTTCTGAATCTTCGTCTTTTAACTTCCACCAGCTGCGGGTACGTTTAAACTCGTAAACAGAGTTCGGATCTTTGCCCATCTCCCCTTCTTCGTTATCGTCTAGGCGTTTCATGAAGCGTTCGATGAAATCTTCGTGGCTATGGATGATATAGAACGGATGCAGGTGAATGTCTTGTGCGTAGCCTTCACTGCGATCGTTTTTAAACAACGCCACCAGCATAGCCAGGCGCTCTTTCAGCTTCATACCTGTCTTTGCATACTCTTTGGATTTAGCCTGTGCCCGCCATTCCGGTAGGAAGAAGTCGAAAACATGATAAATAGCGCCAATTGCCTGCACGTTCTTTTTGCGCAATGCAGATACAGACTGGTTAAATGAACCGGCTGTTCCTTCACCATCGAAGAAGATGTGTTTGTGGCCTGAAAGTTTGCCTAATTCGAGCATTGCTGGCTTTAGGTGATCGAGAGACGTGATTGGATTACCAGTACGAGAAAGGAAGTTAACCTCTTCCTCGTCAACAATAACCTCGCAAATTACTCGCAAACCATCGAGCTTAAGACTGCCAATCATCGGCCATTTTGCTTTAGGATTTGGCTTGAAGGGGTATTTGTCGCCTTTTTCTTTATACGGTGACGCCAGCTGCACCTCGAATTTCGGAATGGGATTTTCAAAAACCTTGTTGCATAGGCTAATCCCAACACCTGCTTTCGGGTCTTTTAAGAGGAAACGACGGAACACGTCCTGCCCATCGGCGCACATTGACGCCACGATAGACTCAACAGCTGCTATTGCTGCGTTCCCCGTCAGCTCGCGAGAGGCCAGCTTATTCAGTACATCAATGGCTTTTTCGTCACTTGGGACGGACTCACTAAGCGGCTCTGCCACTTTGTATTTCTTTACCCCAAAACGGATGAAAGGGTTGAGCATCAATGAAACCATGCTTTGTTCAAAGTCATCCATGTTGGCCAATGCCTCTTTTTTTGCATTGGTTCCCATAGCTTTCATTTCGTCCAGCTTATGCTTAAGTGCGATCAACTTTTTCATTGTTGTTTTGCCTCCATATGTTGATCGATTTGCTCATGTGTTTCTTTTGTTGTTTCTTCAAGCAACGCCGCATACACGTCAGTGATCGCTGTTTGTGATGTGGCGCTCTTCTTAACCATGCTACTAATCGTTACACTGTCACGTTTTCGTTTTATAGTTCTGGCTTGTTTATTCCGTTCTTCAACCTCCTTAATGAGTGCGGTCATATCTTCGAAATACAGAGATTCTCCTTTACGAATCTCTTCAACCATCATTTTTAACGCCTTGCATTTGCCTGCTTTAATAGCGGTTGCGCACGACTGGAAAGAAGTTCGAGGAAGACGGTTTTCTTTGAAGGCAAGAATGGTGTGCTGGCAAACGGAATAGCTGCAATATGCCGACTCACCGTTTATCTTTACTTCCTCACAACGAAGTGAATAACCGTTATTTCCTGAAATAGAAGGGATTTTTGACAAATCAGCTTTCACAATTACCGCCAGAAATAATCTTGTGCTTACCTATCATTATTTGCGTAAAAAACGACACACAGAGAGCTTACCAACTTCCCCAGCTAATCATCTTGCGCTGATCGCTTTCTAAGCGATAAGGGGCAAGAAGCTCTGTGACATGATTGGTGGCGTATGATTTAGCCTCTTGCTTAATCATCGGTAATTCGTTAGCAATCCTGACCATCTTCCCAGCAAATTCCGCCATTACGCCATCACAAGCCTTCCCCGCATCAACAACGATATGCACAAGATCCAACTGGCTTTTGCACATATCCCAAAGAGACGCGTATTCACTCTCTCTGATTACATTTACGGCACTATTAGCCCCTTTATTAATCAAAACTTCCAACAGATTTTTCGGGGTAACGAAATCTGCTTTCAGAGATAATGTCTTTTCACCACTTATCGAACGCAAGTACTCTTCGTAGTTATTCTTCATCAAACCGCTGCTGCGCATTGCTAGAACTGCTTCTTGAATGGCCGCTTCAATAGTTTCGTCGTTTGAAAGACAAAAAACGGTATTTGTGTAGATCACTCTGCCATCAAGCCATGCTCCAACCTGCACTTTAAGACTGAGCGGGTTTTCTTTGCTAATAAAAACAACTAATGCAGAACGCCGTGCACAAGAAGGTTCGCCCCATACGTGTAACTCAACTTTCAGATAAGGCAACCCTGGTAGCGGGATCTCGTCCATACGAGCAGCGATATGATTCATTGCTGTATTGACGGCCTTTCCAATGATGTCTAGTCGACTGCCCTCGCTGATTTCTAAACCTGTTTTATCAATGATGTCACAGGCCAATTTCTGAATTTCGTCTTTCATACCAACTCCTAGCTAACAGATGAAAGTATTCTTACAAAAAACTAAGTATGTATCTACTTATCATTTTAGGCGCAATAGTTCCCTATACGAAGATGCCGGGCTTATAGTCTGCCCGGCATTCACCATTAATGAGCTACAGCCTCACTGTTGCACATCTTTCTGTAGACCTGCTTATAACGCTGTAAGTCATGAGGATCATTAGGTGCCAACGACTTCGATAGGATTTTGTATACCACCCCTTTCGAAAACATGCCCTTTGGTTTCATTTCGAGTTCAACAACATATGAGTGATAGCCCACGTATGCACCAAAGCCATTTTTGGCGTTCAATTCTCCGCACACAAAGCCTGTCACACTCCCATCGTCATGATCAGTCCTGACAAACTTATCTTTCCTAAACATCACCGACGTGGGATCTTTCATATCATCCGCAATTGCTTGTTGGCCCAGAGCAATAGCCTTCTCGTCTGTAGGCTTACACCCCACTAAAGCAAACAAAGACAATAAAGCTCCTGTTAAAATCAGCTTATTTTTGCTCATGTTGGCTTCCCTTTATTTATATTTATCGCAGGTATTAGTTAATCAAAACACGAGCAGTGCCACAATAATTAAATGGCGTACTATTTCTTATGGTTATTAGTTTCCCAGTAACTTTACCGACCATAAACTAAATCAACAAAGCTGACATATTAACTAAATTTAAGTACCCTTTTTCGCACACTTGACGCTTGCCGCGTCTAAACTGTTCATCCTATATCAACAGAAAAAAAAACATGAAATACATAAAATCTTCATCGTTGCTGGCATTAACTTTGCTTTTTAACTCTGGATTCGTTAACGCAGACAATAAACAAACGCTGATAGAAGCCGCTACCGCAGGGGATACCGCAGCACAAAGTGAGTTAGGTACAAATTATTTTGATGGTGTCAATGGTTTTGATAAGGATGTAGTTGAGGCCAAGAAGTGGATTGATCTAGCTGCAGAAAAGGGAGATAAAGTAGCATATTATGCACTTGGAGTTATGTACACATTTGGCGAGGGTGTAGATAAAGACCTAAATAAAGCTGTTGAGTACTACAAACTTGCGGGGGATGCTCGTGAAGGTAGAGCCTACAACAATCTTGGTGCTATTTATCAAAAGGGGATGCTTGGTAAAGTAGATCATGCACTCGCCATTAAATACTTCAAACTAGCCTCTGATGCCGGGTATGTTAAAGCAACTTCAGTTCTTGGGGCGTATTACCAATATGGTAAAGGCGTTAAAAAGAATTATAAAAAGGCTTTTACTTATTACAAAAAGGCGGCAGACCAAGGCAGTTCAGAAGCTATGATAGGATTAGGAATACTATACGATGATGGGTTAGGCGTTAAACGCAATGATGCAGAAGCAGTTAAGTGGTATAAAAAGGCAGCGGAACTTGGAAACGCCGACGCCATAACCAATCTTGGCATTATGTATGAGAATGGGGAAGGTGTAAAAAAGGACTATAAAAAAGCAGCCGACCTTTATCAGACTGCTTGCGATAAAGGAGAAAAAAAAGGCTGCGATTACATTGCAGAACTGAAAGAAAGCGGCAAATATCGAGCGCCGGCTTCCAAAGCCAAAACAAAATCCGCCACCCAGCGACTTATTGCTAAATCCATTGATAAGGGCGTTAACGCTACATTTACCTGGCAGGGTGATGATGCTACCTTCACCGCTAATGATGGCAAAGTTGACTGCACCTTCCTGAAGGATTTTTCAGAGAAAGGAGGCAATCTGGCTACCTCGTTTGTTTGCACCGATAACGTTCAAATCATCCTGAAGCAATTCAGAGATACCAAGAATGCCTACCTCGCGGTAATGACTGACAACTTCAATACAGAAGTTAAATCATTTTCGGTCAATGTGTATGTGACTAATACTGGTTCAAACTAGTGCTGCAATGCCTTTCACCTTGCTTAAGAGTTCAAGCTGTCGTGAATAAGGTTTTGCGCAATAGTAGGCTTTGATAATCTGCCCCGGTGTCGCATCGCCGGGGTCGAGTCCTTCCTCGCCCAAACACGCAACTTTGACATTAAGACCAATACTTGTGAGTCGCCTGGCTGCGGCCATAGTGTTGCGTATAGCTTGCTTTTCACTATCCCACATCATGATCACATTACGTAATCCACGCGCCTTGAGCGTCAGGAACGCGCCCAGCTGATCTTCTGCATCCTGAGTGGTGTTGCCAGATAGATGCATCCCGAACGTTCCTATTGGTTCCACGTAATCACGTAATGTTTCTTCGTCAAAAATAGCTCGTTTAACTCCCATAACATCGAACGCCCCCTCACAGACAACTACAGTCTGTTTGCCAACTGCATTATGGCCGTTGTAGAGAAACTTACCTGAAGCTGGAAGCTGCATAGGAAAGAGGTAGCGGCGGTCTGCTGTACCGGTAATGTCTCGTCCCTGAAATGTCTTCATTACCCCATCCAGATCGTAAACCGGTATCAGTACTCGCATATCGAATATCTGTCCTTTTACCTGATCTGTATACGGATCTACATAAGCGTGCTTGCCTTCGACGCAGTATCGTAGGTCAAAATACTTTGCCATTTCAGGCGATATGTTTCGTTCAACCAGATAGTCTGGAAGACGGCCATCTATAGGAAGTTCGTAATGACGAGGGAGTGCAAGTGGTCCCTCTAACTCGACTGTGCTTGTAAGCACTATCTCTTCTTTCTTTGGTGCCCACCCCTGGGAAAGAAGAGCGTTCTGCACATATTCCTCGAACTGTCGTCGTGATTTACCGCTGTAGTGCTTGAGGAAGACCAGCTTATTGAACTGAATCTCTTCGGGATGATCACCAGCGAAGCATTTGCCGACGCCACTGGTCAGATTGAAATATACCTTCCAGTTGGAGCTGCCGCATACCGGACACTCCTTGATATTCACTTCACGACCGCGAGCACTCACGCCTCCACGTCGATAAACGATACCTTCAGTGTCCAACCATTGTTCAAAATCTAATTCGGTAATTAGCTCTTTCAGCTCGCTCACGATAATTCCACTTTTAACAGGCAATATTGTGACCAACCTAAATGTTGATATAACATAAAGGCTCATGTGTTTTTCTTTTGTGGTTTGGCAAAAGAAAAGTTGTTTCACCAATGAATCAAGCGTGGAGGTGTTCTCCACGCTTATTTTTTAGGTAACGTCTAAGATTCGCTCAATGAAGCGCATTTGTTCGAGGTTTTGTTTAACGCGAATGCTGATCCCTCCCTGCTGGTTACGTGAACCAGCAAAGTAGAGACGAGCCTCTCCTTTCGCTTCTTCTTCTTCGGTTTTGTTGATCGTTATTACCAGGTCAGCAATACGTACTTTTTCGATGTTGTCGGCGGCGTGCATCATTGTGGCAACTTCTGACGCGCCACCTTCACGGTTTGTCTGCGATGCCGTGATTCCAGCAACGTTATGTTTGTCATAAAGAGCACGTAAATCGGTGTAGATACTACGAATGTTGGCGCGATCATCACGAAGGTCATAACTGGCACGCATCAAATCTGCGTAGTCGACAACAACCATGTCAGGCACCATGCCGTTGGCTTTCATGCTGTTAAGCATACGGTCCAGATCTGCCGGTGACATACTTCCTGACGGACGCTCAACCACCCACAAACTACCAATCCCCTTCGTGGCTCCCAACTCTGCCAACTTACGATGAACCTCATCGCGCCGTTCCACTAGCTTGGACATTTCTGTCTCCGACAATCTTGCATCAAAACGGTCGGATAAAATGGTGGTGTGAACCTCCAGCGAGAGATACAGAACATTGTAGCCAGCAAGCGTTGCGTTTATGGAAAACTCACCCATTGCGGTCGATTTACCGGATTTAGCGAACCCCATGAAGAGCACCATTTCACGCTTCGCCCAGCCTTTTTGGTACAACAACCTATCGAGCAGAGGGAGTCCAGTTGTAATGCTGTTTGGCACATACTCCTCTGAAGCCTCATATTCACGCGCTTTCAATCGCTCACTTGCGGAGGTGTAGTAGTCATAGATTCCGGTCGCTTCGTTCGATCCAATCTGCTGAACCTTGGCCATGATTGCCATCGCCCCCTGAAAGTCGCCTTTCTCTTTCAGTTCAGCAGCCTTAATCAGAGCATCATCAAACGCTACGCTTTTTGCGAAGGTTGATACCTGGTCAACCATGTACGAGGTATCGGACAATTTTTCTGCAAGGATGCGCTTAAACGCAGCAACAACATCGGCGAATAGTTCCTCACGGATAGTCTTATCGCGTTTCGCACGCTTAAGCATATCCAGAATTGCAGATGAAGAGGGCGCGCTCTTGTACATACGGTAATAGCCCGAAACCATATTAACCAATATGGCATTGGCCGCATTGGCAAATTGGCTAGGCACAACCAGATCTCCCGCACGAGTAAGAAACTCGTGATCACGACAAAAATATGCCGTCAGTCTGTTCTGGAAATCTTCATCAAACTCTTCGGACAGCCCGCGTCCTGTATGGCAAAGTTCGGTCATGTGCTTTCCTTTGTTTTTTAAACAAATTGTTTTCTAGTATTAGTTAATTAGATAGGGGATCAATAAACCGCCGTGCTTCTTCCAGTTCTTCTGGAAAGTGGGCGGAAATAAGGCGCTCTGGAACGATTTCCATTAGCCAGATAGCGGAGAAAATTGCGCGTATGCGCTTGCTGCGGGGGATGGCGCGTAAACGCTCCAGAATCCACTCAAAATAGCTTTCCTGAATCGGGTTGAACTGCATGTCTCCCATATGCTTAAAGCTAACCAGAGAGTCATCCAGACGGGTTGTTGCGCGTCTGGCTAATTTATCTTCAAATATCTCAATCAGTTCTGGCTGCCACAAATGCTGCGGACGCGGCAGCTTGTCCCACAGTCGTCGTGCAGCTGCGGAAAGAACGGTGGAGATAAAGTAGTCGTATGAGCAGCAATAGCGGTCAGCAAACTGGCGTGCTTTCCATAGCGACGTTTTATTGGCAGTCGACAACTCCTGATAAGGCAGGCGTTTTAACCCGGTGGTGAACGGAGCTGTTTCAAAGTGTTCGCGACCGTGCGTCAGCATGATATTTGAGTACTGACGTTTGTATGCCTCCGTAAATAGACAGGTGGCCATCAGAGGATGCATGTCGCGGTAATCAAACCACTTCGTCTCGAAGAGTTCAGCCTCGTCTTTACAGCGCGACAAACCAATGTTTTCAGCGACCCACTTGTCCATAACAGCGGTATTCCACTCTGTCATGAAGTCGTACTGGTCGTTGTCGATGGTATCGAAAAAGATTTGGCTCATGTGGCTCACCTGGTAGGTAGTTACTTACTTATCACAATGAGCGGATGATAGCGACTGGTGTCAGTTTTTGGAAGTGAAAACGGAAGGGAGTTGGTCTGGTGGTGTCTTTTAAAAGACCTGCTTCCGTATATATTTAATAAGTTACTTATTATTTATATACAGAAACAGGCTCCTAATGGATACCAAGAACAACATAATTTGACTCCAACCCCAGATGCTATGTCATTGACAGATTTATCAAGGGAGATCATGTTAGAATCAGTGTTTTAGCCTCGTGGATATTGTCACCATGCGCATGAATAGACTTCCAGGATATGGCCTTCCCGAACTGGCTTTTTGGCCTCAGCCTAAATATGAACGGAATAAATGGTCGATGTTCTGTCTGAAACTCCGTAATGATGGAACCCTTGCTTGGTATCGGCGATATGTTGATCGTGGTATGCCAAACCACGCTTTTGATGACGACTACGATAACTATCCTGAAGCAAGAAAAGCGGCATTAGAGCTGAATAAAAACGTGAGCTTTGACATTGAAAAACTTCCTCTATCTATGTTTCAAAAGAAGTCATTGCGTTTGAAAGTTGACAAAGCACTCAAAGCCAAATCACGTCTCATGGATGAAGAGCATATAATGCTCAACGAAGCAATTAAGGCACACGCCAACGATCCGCGAGTGACATTAAATGAGTTAATAATTAACCCAGATTACGAAACTTTGCGTCAACCCCTTTTTGACGTGCTAAGCGAGATGCCTTACTTACATTTTGTTTTTCTTCCCAAATTCCAAGTTTCACTTCAACTCGTTGCTCCTAACACTTGGGAATGTTCATATAACAACAAAGCTAAGACAGCGAAGATCTGCTACCAAGAACGCATAGCCAGAGGTTTTGGTTTATCAGGCGCTGCACATTGGGGAAAAACAAAAGCGACTATTCGCTCAATGCTTCTGCCGCGTGCTAACCGGTTACTGCAACTCGCCAGCGTAAAAAGAATGCTGGATGAAGCTCTCAGGAATGGGCAAAAGGTACTGGTTGTTGGCAACTTTGTTTTCTGGTTTGAGGACAAAAATCAGGTAGGTTGGAGTGTTAAAGTTGCTAGCGAAAGCGAAACCACCTCAAGAGGCAATACGCTCTGGAAAGAAGGAACTATCATTTCAAAAAATCACGGTCGAATTGTCGTGCTGCCGTATACAAAAGAAAACGGTAAACATGTAAAAGGTTATACCAAGAATGCCCCTAACGACGGCAACGCAATTCCGAGACATAAGGATGAGTATGTCGAGTTGCCCTTTGAAATTTTGGATGGTGACTTGATGTTCAGTCTGTTCGGTGAGCTTAACTACGAATAGCTTTCATAGAACGAAATATTTCTAAGGCTGTCCAATGCAGACCAGCCTTAGAGATTTATATCAACCTTTCTTCATTAACTCGCGTTTAATTTCATCGGTACGCATCGTGACATCGGCAGCAGTGATCGCCTCGTTAAGTTTCACGATGTCCTCGATTTCCTGCGGTGACTTCTCTGCCAGATGGAAAATGGCTGCGCGAATCACGTCAGAACGGGTGAACTTCTCGAAGCGAGGGATGAACTTCATCATCTCCAGCAGTTCGAAGTATTCGTCTTCCAGTGACATCGTGCGGCTTTTAATTTTCTCTTTGCCACGAGTCGGGCGTCCCTGTGGTCTGATTGGTTGGCGCAAAGGAGTTGTGTTCTTAGCCGGTGCATCAGGCTCTTTGCGCTTTGCTAGGTCACCCATTTTCATGGACATTATTCTTCTTCCTCCAGACTCAACAGATAATCTACAAATTCTTCAAACTCGGCTTCCGCCTTTTTGTCGCGCTCGCTACCGGTCATTTCAAAGATAGAACGACCAGACTCTTCCGCATCATCATAGACGTTGCGGTTATATAGATTGACTGGCGCAGACTCGATGCCAAACGTCTCGACAATCTCTTTAGCCGCTAGAATGCGAGACACTTGTGATGGCAAAGCCGGGCATTGGTTCATGACCGCGCGGACTTTCACTTTGTCGTTTACATTGCGAACATTGTCGATAATAGGATCGATGTCACGTAAAGATTTCAAATCACGACGCTTAGGACGCAGCGGGATAATGATAACGTCGGCCATCAGCATCGCTTGTCGCTGAATTTCGGAGTCAAAGCCACCAGCATCTACCACTACATACTCAGCTCTACCCTGAAGCGATTTTAGGTGCTTAATGATGTCATCTTGAACGTATGCAAAAGGAATCAGCTCAAGATCTTCGTTCTGTCGACGGTCTTCACACCAGCTCGTTGTCGTGCGCTGAATATCTATATCGGTGATATAAACCTTCTTCTTCTTTTTGACTTTCAGGCAAACGGCAATTTGCTGGGCAACGGTGGATTTGCCAGGCCCGCCCTTTGTGCCGCCAACCACAAAGATCTTGGTCATTGGAGAGTTCCCTTTGCGTATATAATTATCGTCTGAAACAACTTGTTTTCTTATATGTGATATAGCCTAAATGCCTACGGCTGTGGTGTAAAGGTTAAATGGTAGGTGCTGCCTTAGAATTTTTAGGCGAGAATCAATGGCTGTTAACAAAAAGGCGACCAAAGTCGCCTGATTTTTAATCTTTTAGGTATAAACCTACTGGAGTTCTTGTTTTGCGGGAGATGATAAGTACGATAAATTTCTGAACGTTAACTTGCACTTTGTTTGGGAGCCAAGAGCTTAACTCTGCATCAAGCAACAATCCTCTGTTCCACGGCAAAAATCCGGTTTCTTTCCCCATCCCGTACTCACCTAACACATCCTCGAACGTTTCTGTTTTGGCATTGTATATACGCACATCGCCGGTTCGCATGAGAGGCCCTGCCCAGATCTTAGCACCAGGAATGGTTTGTGTATCGTCGCAGACTAAATGCTCATACCAATGAAGAAGAAAGAGATAGGTACGGTGACACAATCCTCGCTGACGACGCTCTCTGACAGTTTCGACACCGGCTACCTGGTAACATTCGATCTCATTACCGTCTTCAACAAAACTATATTCACGCAGAGCTATCCTACCAGCGATCGTATTTTTGTTTTCGTCCAGAAGCCCGGACTGGAGCACCTCTTTGATAATCTCTTCTTCAGGGGCATCTTCATCCGCTCGATCTAAGATGAATTCGCTCAGGTCGCCTTGGTCGCGCGCACCTACACGTTCCATAGAGACATACAGGCAAATGTCATCTTCTGGTTCAATGATTTCAATTTCTGAGATTTTATAGAGGGAGGCTTCATTGATAAGAAAGCCAAAACGAACAACACGAGTCTCCCCTTTATGAGGAAACTCGCTTAGATCTTTTGAATATGCGCTATCTAGTGTAGGAGCCATTTTGTAGCAGAATCATCAGCCTTAACCGTGCTGACAATGCTACCATGATTGCGTAAGAAGCGGCGAATAGAATGTTCAATAACCTCCGAAAAAGCCTCGATAAAACGAGACAGCTCAGGGTACTGTTTAGCTGGCTTGACTACAAAACGAACACGACCATTCAGGTAAATTGCTTCAGCTAATGGCTTCACGCTTGCACCAGCGCGCTCAACATCGTCTTTGAAGGTAACGATGAAGCGTGAGTCTTCCGGTTCAATAGCGTCATTATTGAGCTTACGTACTTCAAGCTTGTGCTGATTCAGCACATGAGTCTCGATAATACTCGTGCAATCGCGAATAGTTTGTATAGAACGTTTCTCGTTCAGCATGTGTCCACCTTAGCCGTTAACACAAGTGTCATTGCGGCACCCCTCTCGGGGTTGAAGGCTACGAGGATGCGTAGCCTGTATGTGTCCACTTACGTGGATGCCTAATAAATCTACATCAAATTACTAAATGATTCAACATGAGCTTGAGTGAACAGGCGTGTATATGAGTGAAGATGCCATCTTTAGGATAAAAGGTAAACTGAGACCACTCATCAATCATCGACTCAGTTCAGGTGCCCCCACTCACACAGCCTTTCACCTATCGTATTGTGGATAAGCAACTGTCGCTCCGTTTCCTCAGTCATAAAATCCTCTCTACTCACATAGATAGGATTTGCAGCATCGCAGAATAGCACGCCTGGAGCCTGCGTCTTAATCACGCACCCATTTATCAAACAGCTCGCGATGAACACCAGAGGCATCTTTTTGCCGCACTTCATTAACCGTTTCATTTTTGACATCCACTGTGCTTTGAAGTCGTTTTCTGTCTTCCTGTTTTGCCTTCTCTTCCATTGCTCGTCGCGCCGCATTTCCGCCCATCGTGTAAGCGCCGACAAGAACGAAAAGAACGGCAGCCAGCGTAATCAAAGCAACTTTTAGCTTTGTCATCAGGCTGCCTAGCATATTAGACCATCCCTTTCTGGTGTTTTCTTACCTGCGACCAGGCAATGAATCCTGCCACAACAATAGTGGCAATACCGAAGATGATGCGTACTGTATCCCCGCTAGAGATATGACCTTGTGCTTTATCCATAGCAGCGGAAACCTGCTGCATAACATCGGCCAGCTGCGCCAGACCAATACCTGCTGTGACAGTTGCGCCTGCGGTTTCTTTAGTTACAGGAACAGCCTTCACGGTTTTCACCGGCTTAACGACGCCAGCTCGACGCAGACCTTCCTCAATAACTTCTGCCGCATACCAGGTGTTCAGCGTTTTTAGCGGACCTCGCCCATTCTCATGGCGAATGATTGCCTCAACCAAAGGTCGAAGGATGTCGTAATCATGCAGATCGATGATCATGTCTGCGGTTACACCAACGGCTTTAGACACCTCATTAATGTAGGCGTCAGTATTGTTTTCATTCGGCGGTGCCCAACGTTCAATAACTTCACGAATGGTATCGATACTTGAGCCGTCTTTTGCGCGACGTTTGTCGTGGTAGGTAATTAGAGTCACCGCCAGCGCACGAATCCCCCAAACAGGGTCTTTAAACGTGCAAAAGCGCGGTTCGTCTGGATTCGCAACCAGACCTTGCCACGGTGATCCTTTATCAAGATTACCGGGGTTATTATTACGAATGCCTCTCGGAGTCTTCATCCTTGATCTCCTGTTATTGCAGTCCATTTTTTACGCCATACGCGGCTAACCCCAAAAGCAGTGCAGTAATAATGAACGACGTTATTTTAGAAACAATGCCGCCAAAGAACCCACTGGAGATGGAATCTAACCGGTTAAGGAGTTTGTCCAGATTGGAGTGTTGAATACTATGTTGCGCCGGGGTCATATCACCAAAGTAGGTTTTCAGCTGATCATTGACCTCCTGGCCAATTTCTTCACGTAGCTCTTTACCTAATTTACCAACAACCTCCCGAGCAACGATCGCGGCAATACGCTCAACTTGCTCTGTTGTAACGCCCGCCATCTCGTTCGACATATTTTCCTCCATGAAAAGTCAAATCGGGATGGCGGATTTATATCACACTTCTCCTTTCAATTATAGGTATATACTTACCTATCTATGCATATGCCGTTTAACGGCTGTTCAAATTCGTATCTAGTAACTCACTAATATATCCCTATGATTGCGGCTGTGAGATCGCATTTTAAACCTCACAGCCATATAAATAATGTCTAAATCAGTTACTTGTTGCCCCAACAGTACCTGCAAATTTCAGCCATTGACCTGACGGACTTCTATTACTACGGTAGTGATAAACGAGGATTGCGTTTGTAACTCCACCGTAGTCAGCTTTATGTGACGTTGTTAAACGAATTGTATAATCACCGTTAGGTAGATTAAAAACTTCGATTATAGATTCTGCTAATTCTACAGCACCAAATCCCGTTATATTGTTGATACTGCCAGCATTGAATCCCATAGCATCGCCAAAGCCAATCCAATAACTTTTGCTAAACGCCCCATTTGATTTTAGGTGGCTAATGAATGCGGACAAGCTCATGCCCATATCCCCACCTGAAACAGAGGAAGTTCGCACAGTCATGCTTGGAAGAGCACTGCTCTTCACATAGGAACTTAGAAGGTTTGTTACCTCTGTTTTCGTGTAAGCATTAAGGTTAGCCGCAGTCAAAGTTATATCGGCAGAGCCATCAAACGCCACACCAGCAATTTTCCTTGCTGTCTGCAATTTTGTGGCTGTTGCGGCATTACCAGTAGTATTCTGATTACCGGTTGTATTCACACCAGGGATTGAATCCTTAGCGGTATATACCTGCGCCCACGCTGACCATGCCGCATCAGTGGTATCTCTTCTGGAGCGAATGAAAACCGGCGCATGTGCACCGCTCGTACCACTCCAGCCAATAAGCAACTCGCCCTCACCAGCAGCACTCGCACCTTTCATGTGCAATACGTTGCCATACGTGGTCGGGTAGCTATTGTTGTACGCCTCGTACATTTGAATGCCAGCAGTACCTTGAGTAGAACCGCTTAACGCCGTAACTCGGCCACGAGATACCAATGTATTAATGTTGATATCGCCTGAGCCATCAAACTTAACACCATTGATGTTTCTCGCTGTTTGCAACTTCGTAGCTGTTGAAGCATTACCGTTCAAACTACCATTTACGCCACCAGTCACATTTAGTCCATTACCAATTGATACAGCACCGCTGGTATTATTAATTGTAATAGGTCGCAAACCGTTCCATGAACCTAATGTGTCTCCTGATGCTGTTAGCATGAAATATGTGTTCGATCCATCATTACGGATAAAGAACCCAAAGCTACCGTAAGCAATGCGGAAACCATTTGCATATTTTGAAATGATCTCGCCAGAAGATGTCAAACCTCCAGATAATGTACCACCGGTAAGAGGTAATGCACCGACATCAGAGGCTGTTGGTTTGTTTTTCGTGTTATATACTCTTCGCCATCCTGGAGAATAATCTGTGCCATTAAATACATAGATAAACTCCGCATTAGTGAGAGCACCGGAAACACTTGTCGTTGTGGCCGTTGTTATGCGGATCGTATAATTATTTGAACTACTACCGTTATTAAATACTTCTATAACAGCTCCTGCCAATGGAATAACGCCACAACCAGTTTCACTATTTGGTATGGTTGCGCTATTGGCATAGGCCCACGCACATCGAGCAATCCATGCCTTTGTGTTAAAGGCTCCATTATTTTGCAATAACGTCACTAACTGGGCTGTTGTTATTGCTCCGCCATTACTTCCTGTAGTTAACCAACCAGTAGGAGATGCTGGGCAACCTATATTTGCTGGTGACAAGGAAATATTTGCCGAACCGTCAAACGACACCCCATTAATAGTACGCGCAGTCTGCAACTTCGTAGCAGTAGCCGCATTACCTGTTGTATTCTGATTACCAGTCGTATTAACACCTGGCAAATTAATATTTGCAGTACCATCAAAGCTCACGCCGCCGATAGTTCTTGCCGTCTGTAGTTTTGTAGCAGTTGCGGCATTACCAGTGGTGTTCTGATTACCCGTAGTGTTTACACCTGGAAGATTAATATTGGCAGAACCGTCGAAACCAACTCCACCGATAGATCTTGCCGTCTGTAATTTCGTTGCTGTAGCAGCATTTCCTGAAAGACTTGAAATAAATGGATGTGAACAGTAATAACCTCGCCCATTTTTAAAGTCCAAAATTATCTGTGCATTCGTACTTTCTGATAAAGGATCAGTGGCCCCCCACTTATAAGTGGTTTGACCAACTGCATAATCAGCCGTTGGAACAATCACATTTAATCCTTCCTCAGCAAAAATCTGGATAGGGAATGCTCTTGTCTCAACGTAAAATACACTACACAAATCATCATCTTTCACGCTTGCGATAATCGAGTGTATAGATCGTTCAACGGTTGAATATATTGAGAAAAAACCAACAGCATATGAACCGCGATCAGACCAACCGCCCGGCATAACAAAACCATTAAACTCACAATTATTCATAGCGTATCCGCCAGCTGAGGAATAAGTGGTGATAACCACTCGTGAGGCTAATTCATCTGTGCCACCACCAGTTCGGCGAAAGACTACAGGATACCACTTACCGCTTACTGCATTTGCAGGAGCAGAGAAAGTGTATTTTCGCATCCCCTTTTTCTTATCCACTTCACCTTTGCTGTAAACATTAATGTTACTCAGGAAGCGGCCCTTGTCTGGGATATCAGCACCATTCTGATCCTTCTGTAGTCTTTTTTCAGCATTATCATATGCGGCCTTAACTGCTTTTGGCGTTGCGGCCAGCGATTCACTGGTGCTATCGACAGCACTGCTAAGTTTCACAACACCTTTAGTTGTAAGGCTTGCGTCTTCCATCGCAACTGCACCGGCAATCTCTTCAGCACGATCAGCAGCAGCTTCCGCACGGGTCGCAGCGGATTCAGCAGCAGTTTTGCTCTGAGATGCTGCCGTCGCACTGCCTGCCGCCTCTGTTGCTTTCGTGGATGCCGTCGTGGCGCTGCCCTTCGCTGCTGACGCCTGTCTGGTCGCCTCATCTTTTGAAGCAGACGCAGATGATGCCGATGACGCTGCCGAACTGGCGGACGATGCGGCTGCCGTTTTTGAGGATTCTGCACGGGTTTCCGACGCTTTCGCGTTCGTTTCGGATGTCTTCGCTGCGGAAGCTGACCTCGCTGCTGCGCTGGCCTGTTCAGTGGCTTCGCCAGCCTTCGTTGTGGCTGTTGAA